AAGATTTGTAAATAACTCACGAAATTTTCAAATAAAAAATCCTAATCAAGATAAAGACATTATAATTCAAGGTAACGATGGTGGTTCAAATGTTGACGCTTTAACTTTAGATATGTCAGAAGCCGGTAAAGCTACATTCAACAGCACGATCGCCGCAACAGGATTAACAATAAACAGTGCATACACACTACCCACAGCAGATGGAACTGCTAACCAAGTTTTAAAAACTGACGGATCGGGTGTGCTTACATTTGCAAATGATTCATCAACTCTAGATCACACCGCAATATCAGATGACACAACAGCATCTTTGATGCAAAAAATAGGTATTAGTACTACTGAAAAAACAGTTGAGTCTAATCCTGTTGGAACTTATGATTCAGCACTTTACTATATTACATCACGTAACGAAATAGATGACAGAGTTGCAGTTCAAAAAGTTTCTGTTGTACACAATAATACAACTGCATATGCTTCAACAACACACATTACAAGAACAGTTGAAGGTACAGGACAAACATTCACTGCTGACATAGATAGTGGTGCAGTAAGACTAAGAGCAACAGGGTCTAGTGATTCTAATAGTGTAACTGCATACAAAATTCCATTAGGTGACTTTAGCTCAGTTGGTACCAGTGGCAATACTGCTGTTGTTATAAATGCCGACCTAGATAGCGGAACTGAAGCATTGGATACATGGGCACACGCATCATACAGAGGTGCAAAATATTTTATTTCAGTAAACAACGCAACAGACATTGAGTTAGAGTCAATTGAATGTATTGTTGTACACAATGGAACAGAAGCATATATTACTAGTTACAACTCTGTTACAACAAACAATAGTCTAATCACATTAACAGCAACTATCAGCGGAACTGATGTTGAATTACGAGGTGCTGGAGCAACTGCAAATTTAAATGTTAAAATGCATAGAATATTGTTAAGTGATTCTGAATCACTGTCTGAGGCTGTTAACCAAAAAACTCTTCCGGCAACAACAGTTTCGTCTACAGCTACTACTATTGATTCTTTTGATGCATCATCTATACATGGTGCATTTTACTATGTAGTTGGCACAAATTCTGCAGAAGGTAATGCATCAAGTATTACTGAACTTGCAGTAGTAACAGATGGAACTGATGCATATGTATCAACAGGTCCTATGTTGTCAACTAAAGGCACAGACCAATTAAGTTTCACTGCAACAACTTCAGGAAGTACTATATCAATACAAGCATCATCAACTAGTGGCGGCTCTACTACTGTAAATGCATATAGAATAAACATGAAAAGAGATGAAAATGTAGCTTCTGCAAACGTAGTATTAAAAGAAGGCACACAAACAATCACTGGTGCAAAAACATTCTCAGCACCTATTGTTCTCAACACCACAACAACAGATGATTCATTAACAATAACAACAACGGAAGCGTCAAACAGTGCGGCACCTGTTATATCATTAAAAAGAAACAGTTCTAGTCCAGCAGATGCAGATTACTTAGGACAGATAAAATTTAAAGGTGAGAACGATGCTGACCAAGAAGTAAACTATGCAAAAATTTCAGGTAAAATTCTAGATGCAAGTGACGGGTCTGAGGACGGAATATTAGAATTTGCATTTGCAAAAGCTGGATCACAAAACATATCAGCAAGATTTAGATCAGACTCATTACAATTATTAAACGAAACAAGTTTTAGAGTAGCACAGGGTCATGCAGAATTTGGTGTGTTGGCAAGTGATCCTGGAGGATCGGCCGGTTATGCAAAAATATATGCCAAAGACGAATCTTCAAGTGCTGAAATGTTTGTGCAAGACGAAGCAGGAAACGTTACTAAAATATCTCCACACAACGAAGAAGGTGAGTGGGAATACTATTCAAGAAATACTAAAACTGGAAAAACTGTAAGAGTTAATATGGAAGAAATGATACGAGATATTGAAAAACTTACAGGTAAATCTTATATTAAAAACAATTAAACTATTAGATCTAAAATAGTCTGCAACTTACCCTTTATATTTTTATTGTTAAGAGTATTTTTTAATCCTGCATGAAGTTTAGCAGGCCAACATTCAAATTGTGTCCAACAGTATCCTGAATGCTCTTCATTAAGTGATGGAATAAATTCATTATCAATACATATGCAATATGTGTTAAACGTAAATTTTTGATCGTTTGATGTAAACAATTCTAATGGAATTATTTTTTTAAATGTGGGTGTACTTCCAACTTCTTCGTTAATTTCTCTTTTTAATCCTTCGTAAGGTGATTCGGTAAATTTATTTTTGCCACCAACTAACCCCCACATTCCTGCAGTTTTTTTATCAGTTCTCTGTAAGAACAAGAAACGTTTCGTAGATACAGCGTAAAAAAGTGCACCAGAACAAATAATGTTGTTACTCATAATATATTATAACACGTGTTTAGATTAAAATCAAGGAGTAGTTGCATCAGTAGAAGCATTGTACTCTCCTGCTCCACCATCGATAACTAACGACCATTTACCAGCAATGTAAATACCTTCGTATGATTTAACCCACTCACTACCATTAAATTTATATTGTATACCTGTGTTTAAATTTGTTAGATAGTGTTGAGTAGAATCCGGGTGACTTGCATCAAACACAACAGACCACGAGTTTGAACTGCTGTTGTATTGAACAACATCGTTGATGCCTGCTGTAAAATTACCCCATTGTGATCCCGGAACACTGTTTGTTGAATCTCCTAAATCGTTTATTAACAAATACCTAGTACCATTTGGAATAGTAGTTGGTAGAGTAAATGTAAACGGATTTATAATTTTTGTAACGTTTGGTAATGAAGTAGTATTTCCTGGTATAGTATCTGCATCTATATTAAACATTAATATTGTGTCATCCAATGGAGAAGTTGCAATTGAACCTACAATTTCATTTCCATTTTCTTGTGTAAGTTTTATTTGCGATGTTCCGTTTGTAATTTGTCCATACTGTCCTAACAAAGTTTTCCAGTTAACGGGTGGTCCAAATGTATCAAAAGGATCTATACTAGTAGGTGCATTTGCTCCTGTATAAAATCCATCACTTCCAGAGGTTGCTGAAATACCTGTTGAACCAATTAACCTCAACTGACTGTTTGATAATAGTACTGAAAAATTGTTTGGGGTGATATAACTTCTTGATAGTAAACTTCCGTCAATTAATCCTTTATTCATACCGCCATCATCATCATACACACTCATTATAATTTTTTGAATTACACCTAATTTTGATACCTTAACAGGTGGCGACAACCAAATTGGCATTGAAAATTGTAAACTTGCTACATCAATTTCTGTGTCTGCACCAACTGGTATTGATCTAGAGCTGAACTGAATATTGGTTAATTCAATATAACTTAAACTAGTCCAGTCAATGTAGTTGTCTGATTTTTGAATTTCAAAATCTGGATTGAACAAATAAAGAATTTGCTCCATTATTTGTAATTTCATATCTGTATTTGTTGTAAAAATATCAGCTGAAACATTTAAACGAAAAGGCGATGGCATTACTTTTTCAATAGTGTATCCTGCACCTAACTGATTGTCGTATTTGCCAGTGTCTGCATCATAATTTCTTTCTTTTATATGCTGTTTTTCAACATGATAAGGATTTTGCATTCTTTCTCTATCATAATTTAACTCTCTAATATAACAAGCAATTCTAGGAGCTGATTGTAAAAAGTTTTCTGAGTTATTTTTAATAATATTTGCAACTTGTCTAGTCATATCTCCGTATATTACCGGTACCTGTCTAAGACTTACTTGCCCGTCTGCGCCTTTTCCTTGTTCAATAGAAAAGTTACTCAACACTCTAATGAATTGAGTCATAAATTTTCTAATTTGACCTTCGTAAAAATGTAACATTATTTTAATTATCTGCCTTTGGTTTCAATGCATCAGTTAGTGATTGTCTTTGTTCTGTGGTTAAACCGTTAATTGTTTTAGTTCCTGACTGATTAATAAATTGTGATTTAAAGTTTCCTCTTGCACTGTCGTTTGTTGTTGTAAGTCTAACAGCGTCTTCAACTTTAACCCATCTTGCACCGTCATATCTAAATAATCTGTTTGGTAAGTAGTCTGTTCTTAAGAAATAATCACCACTGTTAACATTAGTACCTGGAAATGATGTACCAAACCCAGCTGGATGACCGTTTGGTGGAACACCATCTCCGCCCATTCTGAATCCGTAATGTGAGGTTGCAGGAGTGTCTACTTCTGCATTAATAGGAGCATCTGATGAAACACTTTGGTCTGAGTTTACTGAATCAAGTCTTACGTTTCCTCTTTCATCAATTGGAGTAACATAATATTGTTTAAAATTAAAACCTGATTTAGGTGCGTCTTCTTCCGCCTGTGCAATAACGGCATCGTTAATTTCTTTTTCTTTATTAAACGAACTCATATAACTTGCTAACGATCCCTCTTTTGTTGCATCGCCTAATATGTCTTTGTACTCTTGCGAGTCGACTAGAGATTTTAATTTTAATCTTAATAAGTGTGGCCAATACGTTTGTGAAAATCCTTCAGCCGCTCTATTAACATCTTCAATTACATAAAATCTTTTTAGTGCAATTGGTATGTTTTGATCTAAAGAATACTCATCTTTTAAGTGAGGAAATTCTAGCACATCACCAGAGATTGGTTTTCTACCTAATCTTTCTACTGCATCTCCTAAATGCACTGTAACAAAAACAGTGTCATTTTGTAAAAACATTCCAAATTGAGAAAGGTTAAAATCTAAATCCTGTACGTTGTATATTCCACGTATAGTATATACATCCTGATCGTATTTTCTATCTCTATTTTCTAAAAATAGTAAATCTTGTATTGTTAATTCGTTAATATTACTACCAGCATAATTTGGTTGTGACGGTGATGCTGGACCGTCTTTGTTTGTATCACCTTGATCATGCGGGCCTACGTATTTGTGAAAAAATAGGTCCGTTCCGCCCACAGTAAACATCTCTTTAATGTTACGATCGAAGAATTTGTAGTCATTGCCCTTTTCCGGCTTGTATATAGATATCTTTGGCATACTTCTATATTTATAGAATGTTCGTTAGGCAATAAATATGTGTATGTCAGAATTACAAACAGGTCAACAAGAAATATTTAATTACGTAAAAGCCAGTTTAGGCGATGGTATGATTGAGGTTGAACTTGATCCTAACCACTACGAAACAGCATTAGAAAGAGCTATTAATAGATATAGACAAAGATCATCAAATGCAGTGGAAGAATCGTACTCGTTTTTAACTTTTAAAAAGAACCAAAACAAGTATATTTTACCAGACGAAGTTATTAATGTTAGAAGTTTGAATCGTAGAACAGTAGGTTCTAGAACTGAAGGTGGAGAAGGTGGAACATTGTTTGAACCATTTAACTTAGCCTACACAAATACATATATGTTAAGAGCAGGAGCAACAGGCGGCCTAGCAACTTATTATGCATTTGCATCATATCAAGAAATGGTTGGAAAAATGTTTGGATCTTTCATTCAACATCATTACGATGTTGCAACAAAAACATTAACAGTAACACAAAGACCACGTGCTGATGATGAAACTGTTTTAATGCACACTGATAATTTTAGACCAGACATAACATTGTTCAAAGACATCTATGCAAAACCATGGATTAGAGATTATACATTAGCAGTATGCAAAACTATGCTTGGCGAAGCTAGAGGCAAGTTTAGTACTATTGCCGGACCACAAGGTGGTACAACACTCAATGGCGATGCATTAAAAAACGATGGTAATACTGAAATGGAAAGACTAGATAACGAAATTGGTAATTTTGCAGAAGGCGGAACACCTCATAGTTTTGTTATTGGTTAATTCATATACATAGTAGTTTAAATAATACTGATATGCCTAAAATCAGTGTCACAACAAATAACGATAATAAGAACAAAACTTATAGAACTCAAACTTTACAAGAGCTTGAAAGAACTGTTACAAAACTAGAAAATGAAGCATCTAGGGTTGCCGGTAATACACAAAAAGCAAAACAAGTATTACAAGCTGTAAAAAATACAAAAATAGAGATTGCAAAAAGAATCAAATAGTACTATAATCAACTTATGTTAGTAGGTATAGTAGGTTTAATAAGTTCTGGCAAAGGAACAGTTGCGGATAGGTTAGTGCAAAAACACGGATTCCGTAAAGACTCATTTGCAAAAAGTTTGAAAGATGCTGTCAGTTCTATGTTCAATTGGAACAGAGAAATGCTAGAAGGTAAGACTGACGAAAGTAGAGCATGGAGAGAAAAACCAGATGAATTTTGGAGCAAACGTTTTGGTAAAGAAGTAACGCCTCGATGGGTGTTACAATACTTTGGCACAGAAGTTATGCGTCAAGGAATGCATGATGCTATATGGATTGACAGTTGCATAGCAAGATATGATGGCAAGCCAACAGTAATAGCAGACACAAGATTTGAGAACGAAATCAAAACAATAAGAGAAATGGGCGGTAAAATTTTGTTAGTGAAAAGAGGACAAGATCCTGATTGGTTTACAGATTATGTAGAAGGAAATGTTGAGCCAAAAAACGTACATTTATCAGAGTATGCATGGGCTAAATCAGATTATGATTATCTTATAACAAACAACGGCACCTTAGAAGAATTACATCAACAAATAGACGATCTAATCGTCAGCAACAAGATCACCCAAACGCCAACCAAGACGCTTGACCCCTTGCAACCTTTGGCAATTGGCGCAAACAGTTTTTAGATTAGTAACAGCAGTATTCCTTAAATTTCCGTCAATAAACAATACATCTAGTTGTACAGTATTAGTTGCTTTAAATCCACATAATTCACACTTCTTTTTCTTCTTATATCCAGAACGTTGTAGTGGTGTAACACCGCCAACCTTAAGTTTTTTTTCAACACGAATACAACTATCACACTTACTTCTCCAGTAAATCTTGCCCTTTAAACGATAGGCATATGCTCTAGGGTTTTTACGGCATTTTTTACATAATGGTCTAATATTGTTCATACAATGTATTTACGTTGCCTATATAGGTACCTAAAATACTGCTCGTTTATCATAAAAAAAATAAAAACACACTAAATAGTTCTAGTATAAAAGATTTAAAGAAACTTGCAAGGAGTATACAAATATGGCATCATTAACAAGCCCAGGCGTAGCAGTATCCGTAATTGACGAATCGTTTTACGTACCGGCAGACGCTGGAACCACACCGTTATTCATCGTTACATCTGATCAGGATAAAACAGCAGGATCAGGAACTGGTACAGCACCAGGAACAACATCAGCTAACGCAAACACAGTTTACTTACTAACATCTCAAAGAGACTTAACAGAGACGTTTGGTGATCCAAAATTTTACACTGATGCTTCAGGAAATCCATTGCAAGGATATGAATTAAATGAATACGGATTACAAGCGGCTTACTCATTTTTAGGAATAGCAAACAGAGCCTATGTACTAAGAGCGAATGTTAACCTATCAGAATTAGCAGGAAGCTCTATTGCTCCTACAACAGCTCCTACTGATGGAACATATTGGTTTGATCTTTCAACTAGCGAAATTGGGTTGAATGAATGGTCAGCAACTAATCAAGCATTTACTAAAGTAACTCCAAAATACATTACTTCAATTTCAAATTTAATAGGTGGTATATCAACAGGTGCACCAAAAGTATCTTATGGTTCAATTGGTGACTATGCAATTAATACAACTCACGTTTCAAATAAAATGTACTACAAAAATGATGGAAATGCTTGGGTACAAATTGGATCAACAGCTTGGAAAATTTCACACCCAACTATTGCTGGTACTAAAACTGGCGCTGTTACTTCTGGTCACTCTATTACAATTAACGGAACAACAGTTTCAACAAATAGCACTACACTAGGAGGCTTTGCATCACGAATCAACGCTGGATCAATTACAGGTGTTACTGCCGCAGTAGATTCTGTAACAGGATTTATTGAAATCTACTCAGACGGAACATCTGCTACAGATGGTTCAACAGTAGACGGTAAAATTATACTTGCAAATGCTTCAGGAACACTATTAACTGATGCAGGTTTAACTGCTGGCACATATGCCGCACCTGCTTTTCAACAATCAGGACACGCTTCAAGACCGGAGTGGAAGTCAGCTGATACTACACCAAGACCAAATAATTCATTGTGGTTTAAAACAACAACACCAAATAAAGGTACTGACATTTCAGTTAAATTATACAGCTCAGCAACTTCATTGTTCTCAACTGTAAACACACCTTTATATGAAACAAACCATTCTGCACTATACAACTTAGACCCAGCAGGCGGTGGAAAAAACTTAACAGTTGGACAACTTTACACTCAATACAATATTACTGAAAACTCAGGATTAGATGCACTTCCAAATATAGGTGATTTCCAAGTATTCAGATATGAGGGTGGAAAAACAGTTGCTCAATCAAAAACATCTAACCCAGTACTTACAAGCGGTGAAAAATTTACAATCCAAGCAACAGCAACAAGTTCTAGTGCATTAGGAACAGCAACAGTTGTTACACTATCAAATCCAGATGGATCAAGTGCTTGTGATAACGAAGACTTTGTTGCGGCAGTAAACGGCGCAAACATTGCCAACGTAAGTGCAAGTCTCGTATCGTCAGGACAGTATGCAGGAGCAGTTCAACTTGAACACGCAACTGGTGGTGATATTAGAATGGTTAACACTCTTGGTACACCATTAGATGATGCAGGATTCTCAAGTTCAAATGCAAACACATACGGATCTTACACATTAAATTCAACAAACAAAATTGACAACTTATACACTGCACCAACTGGAGAGACATTAGACTCAACAGCCAACAATGCATTGATAGTTACAAACTGGAAAAGATTGTCATACACAGCATCAACAATAGAACCAACTAATGAACCTACTGATGGCAAACTATGGTATGATACTAATTTAGAAGCAGACATTTTAGCACATGATGGTACATCATGGAAAGGCTACTTAAATGTATATGCTTCAACTGATCCAAATGGTCCTCAATTCTCAGCAACAGAACCAACTACACAGTCAGATGGTACTGCACTTGTTGATGATGACTTATGGGTTGACACTAGTGATTTAGAAAACTTTCCAAAACTTTACAGATACAACACATCAGCAACTGTAACAAATTCAGTGTCAGGCATTAGTTACTCAACTAATCAAGCCGCTTGGATACTTGTAGATAATACAGACCAAACAACTGAAGACGGAATATTATATGCAGATGCTAGATATCACATTGCATCAGGCAAAACTGATACAAGTGAAACAGGCGGAGTTGGAACACCAGGATCAATTAAAGATTTATTAAGTGATGATTTCTTAGATCCAGATGCACCGGCACCGGCTCTATATCCAAAATCAATGTTATTATGGAATACTAGACGTTCTGGATACAGTGTTAAAGAATACAAAAACAATTATGTAACAACAGCGGCATATCCAGGTTCTGGATCAACTGGCTTAGGTAACACTAGAGCATCTAATGAATCTGTTGCTACTTACTTCCCAGACAGATGGGTTAACAGATCTACAAATAATTTAGATGGTTCTCCTAACATGGGTAGAAAAGCTCAAAGAAAAGTAATTGTTGAGCAATTAAAAGCAGAAATTAATACTAACCAAGCAATTAGAGAAGACCAAAGAGGATTTAACGTAATGGCAACACCTGGATATCCAGAAGCTATTGCAAATATGTTAAATCTAAATGCAGACAGAGGATACCTTTCGTTTGTTGTTGGAGATACTCCAATGAGATTAGAAGGAACTGCAACTGCAATTACTAACTGGTCTAATAATAACGCCGGAGCAGTAGACAACGGTGATGCAGGGCTAGTATCAAGTGATGAATACTTAGGAGTATTTTATCCATCAGGAAGAACATCAGACAACACTGGAAAATCAATTATTGTTCCACCTTCTCATATGATAATGAGAGTGTTAGCAAGTAACGATAATG